TCAACGCCGTGCGCCTGGAACTGAATCTGCTGGTGGAGGTTACAACCTTTCAACAGGTACATATTCAGCAGATGTATGGGCTTTCCATAAGGATGTTGATGACCAAACTACTGCAAACGCAGATGCTCCTTTGAACCCTCTTCGTGAGGCAACAGAGTTTGTTACTCGCCGTCTAATGCTCCGTAAGGAACTTCAGTTTGTTTCTGATTTCTTCACAACAGGCGTATGGGCAGACGATGTAACTGGTGTTGCTGGTACTCCATCTTCAGGTCAGACAAAGCAATGGTCAGATTACACATCTTCAGACCCAATCAATGACATCGAGGCTGGAAAGTCTGAGATTCTTGGTAACACAGGAATGGAAGCCAACACACTTGTTCTTGGCTACGAAACATTCCGTCAGTTGAAGAATCACCCTGACTTGGTAGACCGTATCAAGTACACATCTTCACAGACAATCACAACCGACATGTTGGCAGCAATGTTTGACATTCCTCGCGTTATGGTTGCAAAGGCAGTCAAGGCAACGAACAACGAAGGTGCAGCAGAGGCTTACTCATTTGCTTATGGCAAGGGCGCTCTACTAACACATGTTGCTCCAAATCCAGGACTAATGACTCCTTCTGCTGGATACACATTCTCATGGACTGGCGTATCAGGCGGACTTGGACAGACAATCGGTACTTCACAGTTCCGTATGGAATCAATCAAGTCAGACCGTATCGAAGCAGAAATGGCTTTCGATAACAAGGTTATCGCGGCTGACCTTGGTTACTTCTGGTCTACAATCGTCGCTTAATTAAGTTAATAGAAAGGGGGAGTCTTAATTGGCTCTCCCTTTCTTACTTACTAAATCTAATTTTAGAAAAGGAAAATAAATGCCACAGGTAAATAGACTTACTCGCGGTGAAGCGGCAGTCGGCGCACTACAAATTGGCGACAACGATACTGTTTACGGTATTGAGTTCGGCACAGTAGCAATCGACCCTGCTAACCTCAATGCAACAACCCGAGGTGCAACAACATTTACATTAACTGGTGCTAAGACAACAGACATCATTATTGTAAATCCACCTGCAACTCTTAATGATGATTTAATTTTTGCTGGTGCTGCGGTAACAGCAGACGACACAGTAACTATCTACATCTACAACCCAACAGCAGGAGCGATTGACCAAGCGTCAGCAACCTTCTCATATTGCTGGATTGATACAACAGCGTAAAATGAAAGCCACAATTCTGAAGGTAATGATTTCTGACGGTAAGACTCTTAACCCTGGTGACATCGTTGATGTGTCAGGATGGCGTCATACAAGAAATCTCGTCTCAAATCGCTACATCAAATTGATTGAAGAAGAGGCTCCAAAGGCTCCAAAGCCCGTAGCAATTCAAGTCAATGAAGAAGTAAAGCCTAAAGAAACAAAGAAAAAGGCAAAAGAAGCCGAATAAGTAGGAGGGGACGATTCGCTACAATGAGTCGTCCCCTATCTTTCTCTAAGGAGTTTTTATGGCATTAGCACACGAAAGAGTCTCGGTTGGCACAACAGCCACGCGACTTTCTTCACAATACGCAGGAAAAGATGGTCAGACCGTTTCTGTTCAAAACCCATCGACAACTGTGACTGTCTATATCGGTGGCGCTGGAGTAACTACAACAAGTTACGGCTACGCCCTTGGGACAAGTTCAGACATGTCAGTAGACCTTCAAACTGGAGAAGAACTTTACGGAGTGGTTGCATCAAGCACCTTGACCGTTAATATCCTGCGCCAAGGAGTTTAATCATGGCGTTGCCAACATCTCTTTCAACAGCCACAATTATTGGCACCTATGTTGATTTAATTGGCAACCCTGTTCGCGGGTCTTTGACTTTTGCTCCACAAACAATCTTAAAAGAAACAACCCAAAACATTATTATCATGCCAACTCACATTCTTAAAACTTTAGATGCGACTGGCTCATTTAGCATTACCTTGCCTGTCACAAGTGATACAGATGTGGCTCCACAACCTTTTATCTATGACATCACGGAGAACTTTTCAGGCGGGCGTGAGTTTCAAATCGCCCTTCCTCTATCAGTTGCAGGAACGACACAAAACCTCGCAGACCTGCTCCCAGCCGTCGATTCCGCCACCGCTGCCTCTTATGTCACTACTGACCAGTATCAGGCTCTATTGACCCGCTACACAACCGCAGAGGGCATCCGTGTGATTGTGGTAGATGCCGAGGATTACGAGGGCAACGCTCAGGTTTACGCTTCAGCCGCTACAGCCGCGGCTAATGAGTTGGCATCATTCACCGTCAAATCTCTTCTATTTATGGGGGTTTAAGATGGCTGAACCGTATGTACCGATAGCAGAATTAACATCCGCTAGTGCGCTTCTAACTCAATTAGAAGATGCGACAAATGGCGCTCAAACAAATGCAAACGCTCTTAATACCGCTCAAGCAACGGCGCTGACTTCAAAGAACACGGCTGAGTCGGCTCTTGCTCAAAAGTTTGAGATTCTCTTTTTGGTTGGTGCTTGATGGCGCTTGGACCAAATTTAACCACAGTTCAAATTACTGGAACTTATGTTGATTATGAAGGAAATGCCATTGCTGGACAGATTCGCTTCAGCGTTTCAGAGGTTTTGCGTAACGGAACAGATGACCAAATGGTTGCACCATCCGTTGTTGTTGTCCCTCTCGTAAATGGTTCTTTCTCTGTCACCTTGCCAGCAACTAATGACCCCGATGTAGTACCAAACCCTTTTACTTATACAGTCGAGGAGTCTTTTGCTGGAGGTCGCTCATACACAATTAGCATCCCCTATACCAGCGCTGGCTCTTTAGATTTAGCAGACATCAGCCCAAACCCAGTCATTGATACAACTTATGTTCAGTTGATTGACCAAATAACATTTAATGCGCTCGACGCCAACATTGATACTTTAGATAGTAATATCAATCAGACAACAGACAAAATTCTTGCATCGGGCAAGTATTGGTACATCCCATCTCAGTTCGCTACCTACACCGCCCTTGATACGGCTTTTGCTACCTACACCGCTCTTACCGCTGCTTCTTATGAATTAGACGGCACGGACATTGCTGACTTTACTTCTTCGGCTCAAGCCTTTGCCTCAACAGCATCGACAAGTGCCACCACAGCCCTAAATAACGCATCCGCTACAATAAACCCATTGCTTCTCATCGGAGGATAACGCATGGCAACAACCTATAAGGTGCTTGGGCAGTCCAAGCCATCGGCAACAACAGCGACAACGCTGTATACTTGCCCATCAGCAACTCAGACTGTTATTTCAAGTCTAGTTATTACAAATCAGGCAGGTACAAGTGGTACTTACCGTATCGCTATCCGCCCTAATGGAGCGACCCTCTCAGGCGAACACTACATCGCCTATGACGCACCACTTGCTGCAAACTCTTTTATCTCACTCACTCTTGGTTTAACTATTGATGCCTCTGATGTTGTAACTATTTACGCATCAAGTGCGGACATGTCCTTCAACGCCTTCGGAAGCGAGATTGCATAATGGCTATTATTACTAATGCTAAGGCTGGAGATGTCACAACTGATGGCACACAGACCCTTACAAACAAGACGCTAACTGCTCCAACAATTTCAGACCCAACCTTTACTGGCACAACCACAAACATCAATACAACAAACCTTGTCGTAGAAGATAAGAACATTGTTATTAACGATGTTACAAGTCCATCTGATGCAAACGCTGATGGTGGCGGTATCTCACTAAATGGTTCAACTACTAAGACTCTCAACTGGGTAGACGCAACAGATGCGTGGACTTCTTCAGAACACCTCAACCTTGCATCAGGTAAGTCTTACTATGTAAACGGAACTTTGCTTGCAAACACCGCAGAAACTCTTACAAATAAGATTATCGATGAGCCAGTTCTTATCTCTCCTGAAGAACGAACAACTGTCAGCGCTACTGCTGCTGGTTCAACAGTTCAGTTCGATATCAAGACTCAAGGTGTTTTGTACTACACATCAAACTCAACAGGTAACTGGACAATCAATGTTCGTGGCGACAGCGGAACGACATTGAACTCAATCATGACAACTGGAGATGCTCTTACAGTCGTGTTCTTAGCAACAAACGGCGCAACTCCTTACTATGGAAGTGCTTTAACAATTGATGGAAACGCAGTCACTCCTAAGTTCCAAAATGGTGTTGCTTTCTCTGCTGGTAATGCAAGCGCAATTGATATTTATACATACACAATCATCAAGACAGCATCCGCTACATTCACAGTTTTAGCAGGTCAAACTAAGTTCGCTTAATAGGAGTCTTTAATGTCACCAATTTTAGGTTCACGCGGAATCAGCCCTCGTTCGTATGGCTTTGCGGGGGCAGGTAAGCCAAACGCTCCAGTCAGCGTAGTTGCAACAAATACTGGTTCAGGTCGTGCCTACAACAACGGTGCTGCTTCTGTGGCTTTTTCTTCAGGTGGAGACAACGGCGCACCAATAACTTCTTTCACGGTGACTTCTAGCCCAGGCGGGTATACAGCAAGTGGAGCATC